CAGCCAATCAGCTCAGTGTCTTCGCGGTGGATTATGTAGTGCCTCGAGGCAAGGTGACCTTTACCGCTTCAGCAGCAACGAGCTCGGCGGTGACCTGCGAAGTTTACGGCAAGTAAGGGGTGAGACATGACGGCAACGATTAAATACCTACCGCCCGCCGCTGGCGCATTCGACCCGACGGATATTGAGATTACCGACAACACTAGTGGCGCATGGTTGATCAAAGATGACGCCGGAACCCCGCACGAATACATGCGGATCGATACCACTACGGGATCTAAAGACACGGTCTTTACAGTTGACTATGACGCTGCGGGTTCAAACCTTTGGAGAGTTGGCACCGATCGCACCGGTGGATCTGGCAATATGCTGACAGTTCAATCAAGAAATGTGGGGCTTGGCGGCATCGAAGGCGTATTCATGTCAGGACCTGCAACCAGTCAGGTTTGGGTAACTGGCCCGAGTACTTTTAGGGTTCAAAGCGCTGAGCTTCTGCACAATCCATCGAGTGGAAGAAATTTTAGGACGTCGCTAACTGGAACATCTGCTTTTCAGGTACACCAAACCACCGGCGATTCCATTATGAATGTCGCCGCGGACTCAAATACTACGTTTACTTTAGAAGATGGCAGCGGCGCGACCTTCACCATCACTGACGACAGCGCGACTCCCAAATTGCATTTGCGGTGCACGCAGTCGGCAGCGGGCAATCCTTATGTCGAGGTTAATGGATTAATTGCATTTCCGACTAAGCAGCTGGTTTTAACCTCAAGCACTTACGGAACAGCTTTTCAGGGAAGCGCAAACCAGGCAAGAACAAGCGTTTCACTTGGTGCCACAAGCGCGACACGTAATGTCAATATCGGCGCGGTCAATATGGATAACTTTGCGCAGATTCTTACTGCGACGCCATCAACGACCGGTCAGACTTTCACGCTTGACTTCAATAATACGAGCACCGCTTTAAGCGGGTTGCCTATATCGCTCTACAAGCTCGTTTTGAAAAATGCCGGAACTCAATCGTGCACGTTTACCGCAGCCTCTACCATGGCAGGCGGTGGTCGCGTTAAGGGTGTCGATATTTCTGGTGCGTCAATTGGTGTCATCGATTCAAGTTCTGGGTCAATCACTGCGGCGGCGGGTGAAACCATTTATGTCGAAGTCACTAACCACGTTTCTGATTCAGCCGGTGGAAACGCCAACCGGTTCATCATTTGCAAGACCATTTGCAAAATCTAACTAAAGGGGACAAATCATGTCTGGGCATTCAGCAATTATCACGTCATGGCAAATCAACTTCGTGGGATCGTATGACGCCGAAAGCAACTTCGTTGTATCTCAAAACGAGATTAGGGCGCGTTACGTCAACTCGCGAAACTCGCTATTCAGTGGCGGCGTAGGTCTTCAACTTCCAAAAGTTGACGATGAAGGTCAGGTAGTTGTGGCTACGGTTCAACTCACCGCTGATCAAGTGTCGCAAATTGAAGCGGTCCTAAGCGCGGCCATGCAGTCTACTCCCTTCCACGGGGCGGACTTCGGTCCAGCTCCAGCGCCACCGGCTTCTGAGTAAGTCTCAAATGGAAGCGATTGACCACGCGACAATGGCCGCTCTTGTCGGGGCGGTCGTGCTCTTCATCAACAAAGCGTCATCGGCTCTCGATCAGTGGTCTGCAAAGAAGAATGGCGGCACGGTCTACGATAACGTCAAGCGTATGCAAGACCAAGCCGACCGAATCGAAGATGAAGTGAAAGACTTGCGGGATAAGATGCAGAGAACCCATCGGGACCTGTGCGAGTTTCGCGAGCAGTTCAATACATACACCGCGTATCGCAGGGGGCTTGATGATGCGCGTAAGGAGGGGTCAAATGGTTAAGGGAAAAACCAACGGATTCAAATCAAGTGAGTTCTGGCTCAACCTAGTCGGCATGATTGCCGGTATCATCATCGCAACTCTTGAGCAGTCGCAGGGTGATAACCAGTGGCTCACGCTCGCTGGTGGCGTTCTGAGTGCCGTTTGCGGTGCTTCTTATGCCAATAGCCGCGCTAAGATTAAAGCGTCTCTAATGGGCGCTCAGGCGGTTGCTGAAGCGGGAAAGCAGCAAGCCAGCTCACCCAAAGAGTGACCAGTGCGTTGGCAAAGGTTCCGCAAAAGCCTGGCGGTCATATCAACCTTGGGCTCAGTGCTGGGCCTGATGGCGTGCGGGGCGTTCTTGACAGTGCTGCACGAATCAACGATGCGGTCTCGCTCATCGCGCAGGGCTCCATCGCGAGCCCAGACGACTGGACCGCTCTGGCCGGAGTAAGAATCCGATGGTGATCTTTGACCGCATCAATGAATGCGACGACGGCAAACCGCGAGAGCGGGAGCTGGTGAAGCTCAAGAAGGTCATCGTTCACAAGATAGGCAAAGAGCTAGGCAGCACCGGCGTCGAGATTGCTCGAGCTTTCAGAGACACCAGCAAGTACGCGGCAGGCAGCTACACCGGCGGCCAGATGCCTTACACTTTCATCATTCGAGTCGATGGCAGCATTGACCAGTGCTTGACGCTTAAAGACACTGGACCGCACGCGAAGCGATGGAACAGCGAGAGCGTCAGCGTTGCGCTCATCGGTGACTTCACAAAGCACGAGCCCACCGAAGAGCAGTGGCTCAGCTTGATTGAGCTCTGCATTGAGCTCGCAAGCTACGGGCTCACGATCCACGGGCACACTGAGCTGCCAGGTAGCTCATCAGACCCCGCCAAACAGTGTCCAGGGCCTTTACTTGACTTGGATGCGTTACGAGCTGAGGTAGCGTTTAGAGTCGAAGAGAGGCGCATTGTGGGGCTTCTAGATGCAGGTGTTAGGCTCTAGCCCTTCTTGTTCTTGCGGTGCTTGGTCCAAAATAGATCCTCAAGCTCCAAGCGGCGCAGATAGTCTTTCAAGTCAGCAACTCGGTCAGCATCGCCAGCGTGCTTCTCAATCCACGCTTTGACTCGACGCATCGACATCGCCAGTTCTTTTTTCTTCTCACGATATTGAAAAGCCGCGCGGGCTTTTAGGTCTTCTTTGCGCATTGTTCCCCCCAGTGCCCGAGGGGTGCGCGCCCCTCGAGCTGATAAGCTGCCCATGTACACCATGGCACTCATTAACCATGGTGGTCGGGGGAACAGCTTAGCGTCTAATACCTGATGCCCGCTTGCGTGAGTCTCGCCATGACTTGAGATCGACCACGTTGCCCCATACGTGACGATACAGAGCACGTTGCTCACGCTTCTCAAGCACGTACTCGAAGATCATGCCAGCGACAGCCACAACGAAGCCAAAGCCCAAAAGCATCGCGATGAGTAATAAGTCTAGTCCGTCCATTGTTTCCCCCTTGGTGGTGTTTTCTACAGTCTAATCGAGAACTCTTCCACCGTCTAAAAATCGGCGGTGTTCTTCGCAGCCTCGCTTCTGCTTCTCATCATCCAGCTCACTCTCGAAGAACATGCACCGCCAGCGACCATCGGTGAGCGCTTCAGCATACCGACAAGAGCGACACGACTTGTCAGGTTGATTATTGCCATGGCAGAGCCCGGCGTAGTCGCAGAAGCGACACAACCAGAAATCGAAGTCAGGCGAGACCTTGCGCGGTGCCTCGAGCGACTTGATGATGCGGTGGGCTTTGTCTTCAATCTCTCGAGCGTAATATTCATCGAGTGGCGTGCGCAGGCTGAGCAGCCGACGAGAGCCCGCAGATGCAACGGTCATGTAATGCCAATCAATCTTCAATTTGTACATGTAGATTTGAGCTTGAGCGTAATAGGTCGGCATCCATTTAAGAAGCACCGAGCCCTCATCATCTAGCAGAGCGTGACGCTCACGCAATCGATGCAGCTCGTCAAAGCGCTTGTCACTGACAGCTTTGTGTTCCCAGATGTGCGGCGTGTTTGGTGCCTCAACAAGACCGCCCTCAATGATGCCATCGACTGAGCCGCCAAAGTGGCCATCTTGGAAACGTGCCTGGCGTCCCGAGAGGGTGACAACTTGCTCAAGCTCACGAGCAATGAGCTCTTCGCTCTCGTGACCATCGCGGAACTTGCGCAGCACGTCAGCGGTGAAGTCAGGCTCGAGCGCCCACCGAAAGGAATACCAGGTCTTTCGCTCACACTCGCCACCGATGCTCGATGCTCCGAGATGCGGGCGGTGGCTGGTGTCTTGCTCGCGCTCTAGTTTGTCATCAAGAATTTGAAGCGTTGTTCGCATTGTAGAGCTCTCCGATTCTAGGGTTAGGTTTGCCGTGGTGCGTATATGCTTGTTCCATCAGTTCGTTGAGGTCTCTGCCGCTCCAGGTATCGTCACCGATTCTCAGGTCGTACGTGTACCAGCTCCTGAGCCGCGTGCCCTTCATGATGTGTTCTGGTCGATTGTTTCTTGCTCTGACCTCAATGCTTACTCTCAGGCACTCGAAATCGACCGTGAGCCGTTTGAGTGCTCCGAAGTATAGCAAGTCTTCATCGCTTGGTTTTTTCATTGTTAGATCCCGTAACAGAAGTTTGAAGACATCTAGAAGAAAGCGCCAGCCCGAGACCACCGGAGCAGACCGGGCCAGCGCAATTATTTCATTGTCAGAAAGGGGCGTCATTGCTTGGTGGTGCCTGGAATGCATTCCCAAGGTCTGCTTTGCGGTAGCCCTTGATCTCGGTTTGAGTCTGACCATTCCACTCACGATGGGCGACCTTCACTTTGACCGGACGGTGATGCAGCTCAAAAGAGTCGCTGATGCTCTTGAGTCCAGCCGACTGGCAGAACCGAGCGAGGTTCTCTTGTGCAATCTCTACCGCTTTGGGGTTGGGGTTGCGCAGGTTGAAGCGGTCCCAGATGTAGCGACCTTTGTGCGCACCATCGAGTACCTCAAACTTGAATTGCAGATAGTTCCCGGTGCCCGCTTTCGTCTCTCGAATCTCTGACTCGATGGCGATGACGTTATAGTAGCCCTCCGGCAGTGGCTCGTATGCCGGGCGGTCTTCTTGTGAAAAGTCGTAGTTTCCTGCATTGAAATTGATTGTTGCCATTGTTCTAATCTCCTTTATCCGATGATCTTGTTGTAAATTGCTTCTAGGTTTGGTTCTTCAAATTGCGCGAGTGCGCCGCTTCTATCTTTGGCTGTCCATACACCATCGGTGGCAGTCTGAAGGGCTCGCTTGGTCTCGCCATCGACCTCTTTGACTCGCATCGCAAAGACCTCATCAAAGAAGTACGGCAATGACTGAGGGAGCTTTTTGCCGGGCATCGTCGGCATCCAAAGCATCGCGCCGCTTTCGTCTTGGATATGCTCAGCTTTGGCGGTCATGAAGACATTGCGCGGCAAGTCTCTGAAAGCTCTGATGAGCTGAGCCATGCGGTCTTGCAGCTCACCGTATGCCTTGCGCGGGTCTTTGCTGGCTTTCTTCTCAGCAGCCAAGACGACCTCAGCAATCTCGCTCAGGGAGTCGATGCAGACCCACCGGTAGCCCTTAGCCTCATCGCTCTCAGTGAGGTACTTGTAGGCCTCTTGAACCTCGACCAAGCTGGTGACCTCAATCACCGGCAGGTCGTAACCTCGCAGGCTCAGGAGCCCGCTCTCAGCACTGATGATGATGCAGTCTTTGGCAGTGGCGCAGAGCGTTGTCTTGCCTGAGCCCGCTGCTCCGTATGTCAGCACCTTTAGGTGCTGGTGACTGGTGTCACTGGTTCTTGTTATCTTAACCATTGTTTAATCCCTTTCTTTGTTTGTGAGCTCTTCGAGCTCGTCTACCTTCGCACAGAGGTCTGACAAGATTTTGCCAATGCCCTCGATGCTCGTGATGATCTCAACGTCCCAATAGACACAGCGGCCACCGGGCTCCTCGATTGATACTTTCCAGAAGCCGCCGCCATCGGTCTCGATGGCTTTGGGCTCTGCTTTGATGGTGTGGTCACGGTGGACCAGTTCAATGCGTGCGTTCATTCTGAGTACTCACCGACGCGGATGGTGCCAGTAAGGTCGTGACCTTGCTTTCTCAATTCTGCCCAGACCTCGGTGTCTAGATAGTTGAGCGGCCAAGAGCCGAGGCTTGCTTGCTTGTCATCGCTGAGCCAATACTTGCGAACCTTGGTGGCGTTGTAGACTTGATCTTTAAAGTCTTCAGAATTGTCGATGCGTGGCCAGAACTCATCTTGCATCTCACCGAAGCCATGACCAATTAGGCTGAATCTCAGGTCGGTCAAAT